CATTGGATCAATGTTAAAATCCATACCTACATGGATTGTTTTGCTTTCAGGTTTGTATTCAGGAATAACATTGTCAGTTCTATCAAAGTTATAATAGATTTGCCCTGCATAATTAACAAATGATGCTTCGTATTCCTGTTGGAATGTTCTTTCATCTAAGTCTGCTCTTGCTTGTTCAATCTCATTAGCAGGAACTTGACCACCTTCTAATGTAGTATATTTAAAACTTGCCCATTCAGGGTCACTATCAGCTTTGGTAAATAGATTGTAAGACCAATTACCATAACCTCTAGGAGTACCACAAAATAATGCACTACCATTTTTGTCTGATAAAGTAGGCCGCAATACTTCAAACCATGCGTGTTCTTTAATATCTGCAAATTCATCTAGTATAAGGAAATCTAAACCTACACCTCTAAGTGAGTTCTCATTGTCTGCACCTCTTAGGGATATAATAGAGTTGTTCCTTAGTGTTACTGTAAGGTCAGAATTATTAACTGATTTGAGCCATTTATGTTTTCTAAGTTTATCGAGGAGTTCTCTCCATACAATATCTTTAGACATTCTATAAGATGGACTAACATACCAACATTTCTTTTTAGGATATCTAGCAAACCTAGCTAATTCATTAATAGCTGTAAATGTCTTACCAAATCGTCTACCTGATATTAGAACCCTAAACCTCTTATTACTTCCAATGATAGCTTTTTGAGGATTAGTTAGTGGCATTAATCATACGACCAAGCCAAAGGTTTATCATCATCTGAACTCTCTATGCCATCTTTTTGGCCAAGTATTTGCTTACCCAACCATATTAGAATAGCAGCATTACCCTTCTCAGCAGCCTTAAATTGGAGTTGTCTAAGCCTCAACTTCTGTTCTGCTCTACCTTTTCTCAAATATTCCGAATAACCCTTTTCAATTGTATCAGGTGAACAACCAAAGAAGTCACCTATTTCTATATTCGTACAACCAAATCTAGCTAAGTTTTGTACCTGTTCTGTATCTATATTATATTTTTTTGGTCTTACCATTTTTACCTCTTTAAACCTGAGTGTAGGTTATTTTAATTTAGTGCCACAGTTAGGACAGCTTTTATCTGTCTTAATCTTTACACCTTCTTCTTTTTCGAATGTTACAAACTCCTCTAGTTCTGTTTCGTCAAAGCCTAAATTAGTCAATTCGTAATTATTATCAAGTAAATCTGCAAACTCTTTATGTAGCAATCCAAAATCCCATTCACTAAATTCATTAGTTTTGTTATCTGCTATACGATATGCCTTTGCTTTTTCAGGAGATAAGTCTGCAATTAATACAGGAATACTCTCACACTTTAATAATTTAGCTGCTTCGTATCTTGAATGTCCAACAATAATGACTCCACCACGATCTACTACTATGGGTTGTTGCCAACCAAACTCTTTGATTGAGTCTGCTACCTTCTTAAAATCGTTTTTTTTTCTTGGATTTCTTGAATATGGCTTAATATCTGTGATTGCTTTGTCTTGGACTATCATTAATGGTAGGTAGGATAGATAACACCTTTATTAATAAATCCTAAATCATTAATAATACTATTCACTAAAATCTCTGCATCTTCTTTAGTTTCAAAATTAGCAAACTTTAATACAGCTGAATGTGTTCCGTCTTTTTCTTCTACAATTAAAAATGTTTTATCTTCTTCCATACCTAAATTGTTATATCAGATATGCTGATTTGACAATGGTAAATAATCTAAAATTTTCTATAAAACTGTTATGAAAGTTTTTTCCATAACACAAAAATCAATAAATTTCTTTTTAAATCTATTTCAGGTTAAAGATGATAAAGAGGATATTAAGCAGTATATTGATACTGAATATATGCCCATAGATAGAGAATGGGCATATTCAAAGTATAAAAATTAGTTTTTTTTCTTTAGTGAATTATTTAAATCTTCACCTTTAGCAATAGCAGTATCAACTTCTGTTACGTGTTTCAGAAATTCCTCTCCCACTATATGTTTATAATCAATATGTTCATTAGTAGTATATGCAGCTTTATTGTAATCATTTAAAGCGACCCACTTATGAATATATATTCTTGGCATCTCTTTATCCCAATATTCTTCTTTTTCTTTATAATCTATATCTACTTTTTCCCAATGTTTAGGAAATTCATTATTGCAACATAATTCGTTTGCTACAAATGCAACAGCAGTTGCATCTTGGTCAAAGCCATGAATTAAATATGTATTACCAAATTTCCATTTGTAAAAAGACTCAGACCAATTTTCTGCGTCATGATTATATTCTTCCATATATTGTGTAGATATCTTAAAAGTTAATTTAGTCATTAGTTGTTCTCCTTTAGTTTTTGTTCTTCTACATAATTCCAAAAAGAATGATGTTTTATTTTATGTGTCTCATGTAGAGTTTTCCTAAAAATTTTAGTCATTCTATTAAAATATTTATCGATTTTTTCATTTCTATTTAAAAATGAACACCATGAATTATGATTAACATCTCCATGCTTATTTAATTTTAAATTAAATGTTTCAGCGAATTTCATTTTTTCTTTTTCTTTTTTAATCCATATATGATAAGTAAATTCGATTTGTTTTCTGTTCATTTTGTTTTGTTCTCCTCAAAATATTGTTTTACTTTTTCTATTGTGTCAATTTCAAGTTCATCATATTCATTCATACAAGGAAATGAAAATACAAAAGAATTATCACCTTCAACTTCTTGGTCAAAATGAAAAAGATTTTTCTTTTCTAAAGAGCCAAAAACACCTTTTAGGGTATTAATATTAAAATTTGTATCTTTTAAAATTACTTCTGCAATTTCTTTGAAAAAAATAGTATTTGTTTCCCAAACGCTGTTTAAACAAACTTCTAATACGATTTCTTCTTTTTCAGTTAAATTAAGTGTTGTCATTTTTTGTTCTCCGTTGTTCATGGTTTTAATATAAAGAAATAAAAATATATTTGCAATAGAAAAAGTATTTATTTTATGTGTAAAGTTCATTTTATTTTACACAAGAAAAACCCCTATAAATAAAGGTTTTTGACATCTTCTTCTGTAATCATGCCTTTTTCCACCATTTTATTAACCAATCCTTTGTTCTTTTTTGCGTGTTCTTTACCAAAAGGTGTTGCTTCTTTAAATGGCTTAACCCAATTCTGTAGATTTAAAGTTTCTGTATCTGCTGCTGTTGGCTCTTTAGGTCTTTCATCTAAGTAGTTCATAGCACTTAGCCAAGAAGAGGGTTGTTTAGCAAATGTTTTATCTGTAAGAGAATTATAATGTTCATTATACATATCAGCTAATTCCTTTGGTTTTGCTATCCATTCTTTATCTACCTTTTTATAATTCTTTAGAGCCTGACCTTTACTGACCTTATTTGTTACTAATTCCCAAAACTCATTAAAATAATTAAATACAATTACTTCATCTTTATATTTATTTTTATTTTGGTTAGTAGTTAGTGGTTTATGGTTAGTAGTTAGCATATGCGTTGCATCATGCGTTGCATTTGCCCATCTACTTTCAGCACCTTTTTTTGCATTGTCATGTCTTGACTTAGCTTTTTCTATTTCTGCACTACATCTTTTGTTTCTTATGTAGTCATCAGATATAGTGATTTTTTCCTTTTTAAGAAGTTCCTGTTTAATTTTATCTACTTCAGGTACAAATCCTCTTGCTATCTGTTCCCATGTAACTTCTTCATTTAATAATTTATCATTATTAATGTAAATTAAGTCTTGTATTCTTCGGTAAGCTAGTTCTGCGTGTGCTGATAAAACACTACAACCTGTCCATTGATCGTCAGGACAGTAATTGATGAATATCATTTTCTTTTCCATTTTTTAGTTCTCCCTTATTATAACATTTAATACATTTGTATCGTTTTGACCATTGATTTATCTGCATCATCATGTGCAAGGTATAAACTCTTTTACACCTCACACATTTGCATAAAGTATTTTGATCTACTTTATTATATTTTAAATCCCCCAAATTTCTTGCCTTGCCTTAACCATATTAGGACTATTCCAAATAAAGCTGCTTGTGTCAGGTTGATAAAGATATGCAAAATCTTTTTTATCATTACATAACTCAAATGCTTTATTCATTCCTTT